GTTATTAGGACCACCACCCCACGCAGTATTATTGGTGGTGAAGTCGTTAAGTAGCATATAGCGTTGCCCATTAACAGCGGCAGGCATACCATTAAGTCCTGGAGCGCTTACTAATGGATTAATAACGCCATCGATATTTGGTAAAGTATTACCAGGCAACGTATCAGGTATGATGTTCCAGATCAACATATTGGGTTGATTTGGAACAAGAGAAAATGTCCCGATAGTGTCCAATGAAGTATTATCATCTTCCAAGGTATGAGCCAAACGCAAAGTGCTAGACGTTGGCGAATATGTCCCATATTGATTCAACAATGACGCCCAGTCATAAATGTTGCCATCATCATCAGTTTCATTACCGCCTGAACCCAACAATGTTATTTGCACATACATATCACCAGAATCATTAATGGTCGCAACTGAAATTTGATGATCACCAGGAGTCGTAACTACTTGCCCTACTATGGGACGAGCAGCAACTAACGTAGCCTCGTCTTCGTATCCAACCACATCAGGCAAAGCCGATGCGTGATCCCGATCTGCCCTTGGGTCAATACTTGCACCACTATGAAGGTTAGTGACAATCTGTTGAATCAGATGTTGTTCCTTAACCAAGGCAGGTGGGTTTATCCATATTGGCAATTTGAATGAAAATGTCATAATGTCAATTTCATCGCTAGTGCCAATTGGAATAGCACGTGAACTCCAAGTAAATTCTTCCAGCATCATCGTAGTCAATGCAGACCAATCCAATGGATTCTCAGAACTTTGGATGTCAAAGCCCGGATTGAACAATGGATATATTTGTTCAAACAATTGATGCTTTTGCATTTCATTGCTAGTCCAAACATCAATCTGAATCGTAGCATCAATGGGGTGTGGCATTCTACGCTCGACCGTATATTGACGACCAAGTTGATTGGTGTACAAACCAGTTGTTGGATCAATCGCGCGTTCGTTAACCGCCACGGTACTTACGTGTGTTGGTGATTGGGTGCGATCACGGTTTGGCGTCATACCTTTAATAAACGCGGTTATCATAGGACAAGTCATCAGAGTATTTTCTGAATTGTTGCGTAAGATATGACCTACTTGTCTATTTTGATTGGCCATATGACAAGGAACGAGACGTGGAATCCCATTCCCTGGCATAAATTGGAAACCAGAAAAGGCACGAACGATCTGATACAAATATCTACGAACTTGAGCGTCGTAGAAAAATTCGTAAGTAGCGATAGTGGTTGGTTCAGCCATTAGTCCGCATCTGGTGTGTTAAAGAGTTGAGCTTCAGCATTACGGCGACGTGTCAACCCTGGCAATACAATCAATTGACCATTAGAGGTCGCTTTGTTCCAGCGAATAAACTGGGCAGCAGCACCAGCATAGTTGCCAGCATTCAGCAAACGCAACAGAGTTGAGCTTTGTAGATTGGCAGCACCAGCATTGTAGGCAAAGTCAACCAACGCATCGAACTGATTTTGCGTAAGTTGTACGGTGACCATGTTATTGACTTCGGTAACGAATTGCTCCAATACATTCTGAAGTAATTGCATAGCTTGATCTTGAGTGATTGGGCTAGTATTCATCGTTACTCGGTTACCGTTAAGGTCAGTACGATTACCATAACCAATGGTTGGCAATCCAACTGGATCGGCATATGGGTAAACTAATCCATCATTAGGGTTGACTTGTGCCAAACCCTCGAATTGTGCGGTGAGGCTTACGCCTGCTTGACTAATGTCCATTTTAGAAATCGGCTCGTGGTTTTACAACTTGTGATAATGGCTGGCGTTGTATCACCGTATCACCATTAGACAAAGTAGTGGTTTTGTTGTTATTTATGAAGCTCAGAAGTACGCGGGATGCCATACTCCAATCCTGCTGACGATAGTCAAGCTCTTGTCTTATCCAAGAACCAGTAACCGCTCGTGTACTGTTGGGTACGGTATATCGATACAGAACATTAGGATCATAATCAGTACGTAGGAAATAATCCCCATTAGCAGGGCTATCTGGGAATACATTGCCATTTGCCACAGATTCTGAACCATTTGGTGGCACGCCATCACCAGCAAAAATCCAAGGGTATTGATTGCCCAATTCGCCACCAGGAACAATATAGAATTGGAGAGTTTGGAAATATCGACCAGTCACATAAGTACGTGCCATATCAACAATCTCTTCGTTGATAGCCGTATCCATAGGAGTGTCTGTTTCCGATCCATCCAAGTTCAAAGTGCGTGATATGTTAATCATAGTATCACGTAATTTCTTGCCCTTAGTTGGCTCGTCGTTAAACGGATCACCAAGATCAAGACCAAACGGATCTTTGGCATTCTGATCCAAGATCTGAGAATACTCTTCACTGTTTGTTAGTGGCTTGCACTTGACACGCCAAATATGAGGAAACCAAGTTTGGGAATATCCGTCACTAGCTCGCTGCGCATCATTGATCGAATAAAACTTGTTGATAGCAGAAGCGCTTGGATCCAATAAAGCATCGTCACGCAAATGTGGCAATTCCAAAACATCACCTGACATTAGCTTTCTACCAATCATTTTGATCATATCGTTAAGATGGAACTCCATGAAGATGGTATCGTTATCAAGGAAAAGACCAAACTGTGATAAGTCAAACTCAGCATCTTGCATGTTGTAGATGCCACGCATCTCAATGATGTCAGGTGCATAGCAGCGATCTCTATTCTCCAGGAATAGAATATCTTGAATTTTCGTTTCTCCACCAGCGACTGGCAATGCCATTCCGGTATCAGGATCAATATTACTTTGGTCCTGTACTCCAATGTATTTGTGAACATAAACGGCAGTTCCGCCAATAGTAAAATATTCAGAAATGGTACCATCGATAAAACGATAGTCGGCTCCTTTCCTTCCTGAATTCCAGATAGATAAT